CCGTTACAACGAGGTAATAAAATGGCAGAATTTAGCGATTATTTAGAGAACAAAGTCCTAGACCACGTTCTCCGCAATGTTTCTTATAGTTCACCCACGACGGTGTTCGTTGGGCTTTACACATCCAACCCGACAGACACGAACTCTGGTACGGAAGTAACTGGCGGCTCCTATGCCCGTCAAAGCCTGTCCGTGACCACGGCTTCGGGTGGAATCGTTACCTCTAGCGCAGACGTTACATTCCCGCAATGTACGGCTTCGTGGGGTTCCGTGGGGTTCATAGGTATTTTGGACGCGGTTACTAGCGGCAATTTGCTTATGCACACAGCCTTGACGACTGCTAAGACAATCGACACGGGCGACATTCTCAAGATTACTACTGGCAACCTTACGGTAACGCTTGACTAATGGCCTTCGTCCTTAAAGACCGCGTAAAGGAAACTTCGACCACGACAGGTACGGGGACGATTACGCTAGGTGGCGCGTCTGCTGGCTACCAGGGGTTCTCTACTATTGGAAATGCTAACACCACGTTCTATTCAATTGTGATGGGAACGGAGTGGGAAAACGGCGTTGGAACGTACACCTCGTCTGGGTCAGCCCTGTCACGCGATACCGTGTTGTCGTCGTCTAACAGCGGCAGTTTAGTCAATTTCTCTGCCGGAACAAAAGACGTATTTGTTAATTACCCAGCAGGTCGAGCAGCCGCATACGATACGCCTAGCCAATCAACTGGTGCTTTCCACGTCACAGTAGGAACGACGGCACAACGCCCATCGTCTCCTTCTACTGGAATGATTCGGTACAACACAACAGAATCGCAGTACGAGGTTTACAACGGCTCTGATTGGAAATACTTTTCTCAAGCAAGTTATTCGTATTCTGTTGACTACCTTGTGGTTGCTGGTGGTGGTGGAGGTGGTGGAACTTATGCCGGTGGCGGTGGTGCTGGTGGGTTTAGAACAGATAGCGGTTTTACTTTAACTCCCGGCACTTCTTATACGGTTACTGTTGGGGCGGGCGGCGCAGGAGGCGCTGGTGGTTCTGGTGGGAGTAATACAAATGGAACAAAAGGGTCTGACTCTGTTTTTTCTACTATTACTTCTACTGGCGGTGGGTTTGGTGCTAGAGGCGACACTCTAGGAGCAGCACAAAATGGAGGAAGTGGTGGGTCTGGTGGTGGTGCTGGTGGTACAGGCGGTAATGCGATAGGTACAGGCGGTGCAGGAAATACCCCAAGCGTAAGCCCATCACAAGGAAATAACGGGGGAACGGTTGTAAATTCCCCTGGAATTGGTGCTGCTGGCGGGGGTGGAGGCGCCTCTGCGGTAGGAGGTACAAGTACAAGTACGGTGGCTGGCAATGGTGGTGCAGGTACAGCCTCTTCTATCTCAGGTTTATCTGCAACATATGCTGGAGGTGGCGGAGGTGGTTGTTTATCAACAGGAACTTCTGGAAATGGCGGTGCGGGTGGTGGTGGAAATGGTGGGGACGGCGCTGCCGGGTCTGCTGGGTCTGCAAACACCGGCGGCGGTGGTGGTGGTGGAGGAGGTGGTACTTTATCTGAAGGCTCTGGCGGCGCAGGAGGTTCTGGTATCGTCATAATTAGTTACGCTGGCTCGCAAAAAGGAACAGGTGGCACAGTAACTAGCAGCGGTGGTAACACTATTCACACATTTACTTCTTCAGGGACATACACAGCATGAGCCATTTTGCACGAATTGCCGCACAAGGCATCGTGGAGCAAGTCATTGTTGCTGAACAAGACTTTATTGACACTCTGTCTGACAAAACATCTTGGGTTCAAACCTCTTATAACACCCGTGGCGGTCAACACCCAGAAGGTCGCCCGCTTCGTAAGAACTACGCAGGGATTGGCTACTCTTATGATTCTGTACGCGATGCGTTCATACCGCCAAAGCCTTATGCGTCTTGGGTGCTGAATGAAAACACTTGTTTGTGGGATGCGCCAACGCCTTACCCGACAGACGGGAAAACTTACAATTGGGACGAGAACACTCAGCAATGGGTTGAGACAGGAGTCTAAACAATGTTCGGATTTGCGCCACTAGGTTCAGGAGTAATTGGCGCGTCCTTTGCTCCGGCAGCAGGTAAGCCATTATTAACCCTTGAAGAACTAGACCGCTTTGGAAGCCTAGATTCATTACCGTTCTCGCTAGACGCGAATTGGATGGAGTGCGGGATACAAGGCCCGTTTACGCTAGAGTTCTTAGACTACTTTAGCACCAGCATTGACAGCCTTGCGTTCTCGCTAGACGACCCAATTTGGGAGTCTGCGGATACCGAAATCTGCCTAGTCTACGCACCAGAAAACATTACCGGAACTGGGACTGTAAATGCTACGGCGCAGTTCTTTGAGACAGCCCAAGCCTTAATCACGGCCAACGGACAGGTCTCAGCAAGTAGTACGCTTTTGCGTACGGTTGAGGGTGCGATTGATGGTGCTGGAACCGTATCAGCAAGCGGCAGTCTTGTTCAGTTAGTAGGCGCAATTATTACCTCATTTGGTGAGGTTGTTGCGGTAGCGCAACGCACCAGAACGGTTGATGGTAGTATCACCGCCAACGGACAAGTAAGTGCTTTAGCAAACAGAATTACAAGTGTCGTAGGCAGTATTTCTGCCGCAGGTTCGGTAAGTGCTGTTGCGGCGCGTTTACGGGACGTTGTAGGGGCGATTAACGCCTCGGGCAACCTAGTATCAGACGCGGTAAGACTTCGCCTTGTAGACGGTTCTATAACGGCAGAAGGGTTCTTAGCGGTAGATGCAGGGTTCTTGTTTGATGTCCACGGAGATGTTGTTGCGACAGGTACTTTAGATGCTCTTGCCGCGTTTATTTCAACAGTTTCAGGGCAGGTGGCAAGCAACGCACAGGTTACCTGCACGCTTTACAAGTTTGGCGAGGAGTGGGTCTTAGTACCCGACCAGCCAAACACATGGACTGCGGCTAATTTCCAAAGCGACACATGGACACAGGCATCAACCAGTTCGGATACATGGACACCTATTTCTGCCCAAAACGACGTTTGGACACAACAATCTTCGGGAAGTAACACATGGCAATAACAAGAGTTACCTTTGGAGAGTGGCTACCTGACCAGCCAGGGGTTATCGGTGCGCTGACCACGGCTAGAAACTGCTACCCCAAGGCTGTTGGGTATGGCCCGTTTCCGCAGGAAGTGGACTACTCAGACGACGCTCCACAGGCTCTTACGGCTGCGGCTGCCGCCAAGGACACCAACAGTATTACAAGTATCTACGCCGCCGGTACGACTCGGCTGTTTAAGTTGGACACCTCAGACTTCTCGTGGGACGACATTTCTGCGACCACATACTCTGGGACAAGCGGGTGGAAGTTTACGCAGTTCGGGAACTCCCTGATTGCGGCTAACGAGTCCAACACCATGCAGTTCATAGACGTTATATCTGGGACTACCTTCGCAGACATAGCGGTAGACGCTCCCAAGGCCAAGTTCGTGACCGTGGTGCGGGACTTTGTGGTATCTGGCTATCAGACAGCAAACAAAAACCGAGTGCAATGGTCGGGCATTAACAACGAGAAAACGTGGACTACCTCTGCCACAACACAGGCAGACTTTCAGGACATTCCTGACGGCGGTTTTGTGCAGGGGGTTACGGGTGGCGAGTTCGGGCTAGTCCTGCTAGAGCGCAGTATCGTGCGGATGTCCTACGTTGGAACCCCGCTGATATTCCAGTTCGACAACATCGCTAGGAACCGTGGGTGCTACGAGCCGAACTCGGTCATCCAATGGCAGGGCATTACCTACTTCTTGGGCGACGACGGATTTTATGCTTGCGACGGGCAGAACCTAAAGAACATAGGCGCGGAGAAGGTCAATCGGTACTTCTTTAACTCGCTAAAAGAGTCAGATTTGGGCAACATGAGTGCCGCCATTGACCCTATTAACAACCTGGTGGTCTGGGGCTACCCAAGTGTGGATACGGACTACCGCGCCCTGATTTACCACATCGCTACCGGCAAGTGGTCTTACGCAGATTCGTCTGCAACCCGTGTTGCCCCTGTTTCTACCCCGTCTATCACCTTAGAAGGGCTAGACGCTTTCTCGGCAAGCATAGATGCGCTTGGGGTTTCGCTAGATAGCCGTAACTGGCTAGGCGGCAAACTGCTCTTGTTGGGGCTTAAAGGTTCAAAGTTAATCACTTTCACGGGTGCGGCTAAGACCGCAACGATTGAGACTTCGGATATTGAGTCGCCAGCCAATCAGTCTATGGTTACGATGATTAAGCCAATCGTAGACAACGGGACGGGTAGTGCTTCTGTGGCTTCTAGGCTACAACTGAACCAGACCGTGTCCTTTCCTTCGGTTACGGCAGCCAACAGCGAGAACCGCATAGGCACTAGGTCTTACGGCAGATACCACAGGGTCAAACTAGAGCCGTCAGGGAATTGGACGACAGCTATCGGAATGGACGTAGATATTCAATCAGCAGGGACTAGATAATGTTTCGTGTCCTACCGTACCAAGGTGGAGACCCACGGCAGATTTCCGAGGTGGTCAACAACCTGATGAACGGCAAGTCCAATAATACGGGGACGATTACGCTTGCCACGGGCAATGCGACCACGACTACTCTGGTAGACGAGCGTATTTCCG